CCCCGGCAGAAAGGGACATAATTTTCAACGAATTGTATGTAGACTGGGATGAGCCGGTGACGCTCGTAGAAGGAGTTTTTGATGCCATTTTGGCCGGGGAAAACGCCATTCCCGTATTGGGCTCTACTCTCCGAGACAAAGCCAAGCTATTTCAAGCGATTGCTCTTAATGATACACCGGTCTACCTTGCTTTTGACGCAGATGTTGAAAAAAAGACTGGACAAATTATTAAAAATATGCTATACTATGATATCGAACTTTACAAGATCGATACAACCGGATTCGAGGATATTGGAGAAATGCCTCGAAGAATATTTGAATCAAGAAAACAAATGGCTCAAACAATCGACCATGATGATTATTTCTTGATGGACGAACTTAGGAGAATAATGTGAGAATGGAAAACATGAGGACACTTGACCTACATGGCTTCAACTATGAAGAAGTAGTGCTTAGATGTCATGAATTTTTAAATGCGAATTATGGTCATGATATGTTTATCATAACTGGTAATTCAAATGAAATGAAAAAGGTAGTTACCGAAGTTATTGAGAAATACAGACTGAGGTATCTCTCTGGAGGTATAACTGGCACCGATGGATTCATAAGGGTGTACAGAAAAAGAGATGCTTAGCATCGGAGATTTAGTCTATCTAAAAAGAGATGTGGTGGATGTTATGATGTGGTGGTCTTTAAGCAAGACCCCATGTATAGTTCTTTCTGTTGTTCGATCAAATGTTGTGAGAATAAGCATCGAAGGCAAACAACTAACCGTATTAGAAGAGTGGCTTATAAAACATAACACGGAGGATATATGTATAAAATAGCACACATGGCGGATATCCATATTCGCAATCTAAAGTATCACGACGAGTATCGCGTGGTTTTCAATAAAATGTATGAGTCTTTGCTCAACGAGCGTGTTGACTACATCACGGTCTGTGGCGATATTGCTCATACCAAGACCCAACTGAGCCCGGAGTACTTCCAGCTTTGTACGGAATTTCTCATGGGCTTGGCGAATATAGCGCCAACCATTATCATTGCTGGTAACCACGATGGCAATCTCAAGAACGCAGATCGTCAAGATGCGATAACCCCAATTATAAATGCTATTAAACACCCCCAGATACACTATCTGAAAGATTCGGGCGAGTTCAACCCAGAGCAGGGCCTTTGCTTTAATGTTCTCTCTATCTTTGATCGAGACAACTGGGTCAAGCCCACAGACCCCAGCGCAGTTAATATTGCCCTTTACCATGGGGCTATGATGGGCTCGAAGACTGGTGCCAACTGGACAATGGATCAAGGCGATGATGACATCAGCATTTTCAAAGATTTTGATTTTGCTATGCTTGGAGACATTCATAGACAACAAGAGTTGGATGGCGAAGGGAGAGTTCGTTACTCTGGTAGCCTTGTCCAGCAAAAGTTTAGCGAGAGTCCGCTAAAGGGCTATCTCCTGTGGAATATAAAGTCGAAAGACGATTTTAAAGTTAAGAAGGTTTACCTTTCAAACCCTCGGCCCTTTATAACTGTAAAGCTTAATAAAGATGGGACAATGCCAAAAGATATTCATGTCCCGGCTAACTGTCGTTTGCGGCTCGTCTCTACGACCAATCTGCCCTCTGATAAGCTTCGTAAGGCCAGATCCTATGCTGAGATTCACTGGAAGCCCTACTCAATAACAACCCTAAATGGTAAAGAATCACATTCGTCAAATGACGGAAATTACGCAAATGTACTGCTAAAAGAGAATTTAAGGAATCTTTCGGTACAAGAATCGTATATTAGAGACTACTTATCAGGTATGGAATTAGACGAAAGTGTAGTTTCCAAGGTACTAGATCATAATAAAAAGTACGATATTATAGCACAACAGAATGAGGAGGTTACAAGAAATGTTGTTTGGAAAATCAAAGAAGCGGAATGGGACAACCTGTTTAATTACGGAGAAAAGAATAAAATCAATTTTGAGAAACTCAACGGGCTTGTTGGTATCTTCGGCCGTAACTATTCCGGCAAGTCTAGTATTGTTGACAGCCTTCTATTCACATTGTTTAATACAACCTCGAAAGGGGAGCGAAAGAATGTACACATAGTTAACCAAAATCGAGAGAGAGGCAAGGGCAAAGTTCAAATTGAGATTGGAGATAAAACATATCAGGTTTGTCGAAACATCGAAAAATATACTAAGAAACTTCGCGGTCGAGAAACGCAAGAAGCTAGGATCGATTTAGATTTCTCATTGATCTCTGAAGACGAAAGTTTGAACGGAACCACCCGGAACGAAACAGATGCTAATATTCGTAAAAGGTTTGGAACCATTGACGATTTCCTCCTGACATCAATGTCGAGTCAACTTGACTCTCTCTCCTTTGTTAAAGAAGGTTCAACTAAGCGCAAAGAGATTCTTGCTAAATTCCTTGATCTTGAGATTTTTGATAGTAAATTCAAAATGGCAAAGAAAGATGCCGCAGAGATGCGCGGTGTTATAAAGAGGATGCAGGAAAAGCAATGGGACAAGCAGATTGTAAAAAATCAAGAAATTCTTCAAGAGATTGAAGAAGACAGGCAGATTCAAAATTCTTTATGTGATACCCTATCGCTCCAACAAGAGGCCATCCAGCAAGAGTTGGATATTATAGCAACCCAAATTGCCAACATACCTGCTGAGATTATCGATATTGATAAGGTAAATGCGTCCATTGTCCAGAAGCAAAAAAGGCGCTCTGCATTGCTGAAAAGCAACGTTGATATCGAGAAGAGTATCAAGAGTAATCAATCTTCTTTAGAAAGTTGTCAACAACTTGTAAGCTCCGTTGATTATGATAAACTGATGTCTATTCTAGACAAAGCTGATAGTCTCGAAGCCAAGATTAAAGACCTCGAATCAAAGAGGCGAACTTTGGTCAGAGACCAAAACGCCCTAAATAAGAAAATAAAGATGCTCCATAACCATGAGTATGATCCGAACTGTGTATATTGTTCAAGCAACAAGTTTGTAAAAGACGCTGAAAAAGCCAAAAAAACCTTGCCTAAAGTAATGGAAGACATAAGTGACCTTGATAGCATAAAAGTTGGTTTTGAAGCCACTCTTGACGCTCTAAACGTTGCTTATGTTAATGCTGAGGCAAGAGACTATCGTATACAGATGGAAAGCATCAGCGAATGTAAAAGGAACATCGAAACTCTTACTTTGACCCTATCGTCAAACTATGATAAGATAAGTCTGCTGAATAATGAGGTAGAGGACATGCAGACAAAAGTAGAAGAATATGAAGCTAATCGCGAGGCTATTGAAAACCTTGAAACCCTGATGAGGGAGAAAACAGGATTGGAGAATTCTCTATTGGCAAAGCAGGCAAAGCTTGATAAGTGTAAGGATAAACTCCAAAACATGTTAGTCGAGGAGGGAGCGACAAAGCAGATACTTAGGTCTCTCAAGGAAGGCAAAGCCGAGATGGAAGATGTGGAAAAGGATTGGATTGCTTATGATTTGTTTATGCAGTGTATGCATCCAAACGGCATTCCCTACACAATCATTAAGAAGCGCCTCCCTCTCCTAAACGAGGAGATAGGTAAAATTCTTGAAAACATTGTTGATTTTGAAGTATTCTTTATAAATAACGGAAAAAATCTTGATATCATGATTAAACACCCGTCATATGACCCGCGTCCCCTATCAATGGGTTCGGGTGCGGAGAAGACTCTTGCCTCGATGGCTATTCGATTAGCTTTGATTTCTGTCACGAATTTGCCGAAGTCTGAACTATTTATTCTTGACGAGCCAGCAACGGCTTTGGACCAAGACCATATGGAAGGCTTTACAAATCTTTTAAGGTTGATTAAGAACCAATTTAAGACTGTAATATTAATCTCCCATCTTGATTCACTTAAGGATGTTGTTGATATGACAATTGATATTTCAAAAGTTGATGGCTTCGCAAATGTGAGGATTTAAAAATGAATAATATTGAAAAACGAGAATGCTCTTGTACCAAGCCTTGTTGTGCTAATGGTTGCTCTTGTACGGGAGGGTGCTGCTAATGGGATGCTCAGAACACGATCATGAACATGAACACGGTGCCGATTGTAAGCCTGTTGAGGCTGATTCCCAAGGGGAAGTCGATTCAGCGGAAAACAAACTTGGCTGGGCTGATAAACTTCTTGGAAAATTAGTTTCTCGTAAGCTTCTTGTGTTTTCAACAGCAACTGCTCTATTGGCCCTGTCGGAGTTAGATGCGGAGACTTGGGGCCTAATTGCTATCATTTATGTTGGCGGCCAATCTGTCATCGACGCTGTAAAAACCTATAAGTATGGTGATGCGTAATGACTTGGCTACTGGCCAAAAAGTATCTTAAGCTAACAGCAGCATTCTGTCGTCAACACTGGCGATGGCTTGTTGCTGTTATTGCTTTTGTTATTGTCTACTCTTTGGGTAAAAAGAACGCAGGAGCCGTAAGAATACAGGCCAATCTGGCCAAAGAGCAGTGGAAGAAAGAAAAGGAAGCTATAGAGAAGGCTCATGAGCTTGAGATTAAGAAGCGAGAGGAAGCCAACGAGAGATATGCTGAAGCTGTTAAGAAAATAGAAGAGAAGTATGAGAAAGACAAAGCTAACATAACTCACTTCAAGAAAGAAGAAATTAAGCGCTTGGTATCAAAGTCTAAGTCTGACCCGGACCAAATTGATAGGATATTAGAACAAGAGCTTGGGATCAAGAAGATATAATGAAAGTAATAAAAAATATAACTTTTTTTGAAAAAATAATTTGCCAAACACCAATTATTAGGTTATATTATTATCAATATATCAATAATCTATTATTTTAGGAGGTCAAATGAAGTATTTTGTAGTTGGGTTTTTGCTATTCTGGTCTAACTCTGCTCACGCTGAAGAGCCAAAGTTCACAAAGCTAAGACAAGGACAGAAAGCTCCTTTTGAGGGTCGCCTGTTTAATAGCGCTGCCGTTAATAAGCTAATCGTCGATAACCGCTTTAAGGCAGAGCAGTGTACAATTGAGATCGAATACCAAAAGAAGAGAACAAGAGCAGAAGAAAAATATAAACTTGATCTCCAAACAGCAAGGTGTGAAGCCGCTGACGAAAGGCTCAACAATATCATTGAAATTAGAAATGACACAATTAAGAAATTAGAAAAGCAAATCAGACCCAATAGGAGTCATTGGTGGCTTGCTGGTGGCTTTATCACCGGCTCAGTTACCTCTATCGCTATCATGCATGCTGTAAAGTAGGAGATCATATGAAAAGTAAAGACCCTGATTACGCAATTAAGGTAGAGAAGGCGATTGCCGAAAAATACGGCTCAGAGACAGTACAAAACCCTAAGGGTTCGTGGTCTGACGAGAAGGAGCAACAATACCTTCAAAGCCTTAAGAAGATCACATCAGAATCCTCCGAAGCCCCAGAGGTGTTAGTTAATGGAGTTTTTATGTCGGAGAAACTACTTAAAAGAGAATCTAAACGTTCTTGTCCTATTTGTAATACATACTCCTTTAAATCAAACGATGATGTTTACATGTCAAAGTTTGGCTGTTGTGAAAAGTGCTATATAAAATGGGTCGAAGGTCGCGAAGATAGATGGAAAAAAGGATGGAGACCTAAAAATGAAACTAACAGTTAAACGATTAAAGAAAATTGTACGCGAAGTCCTAGAGGGCACGGAACAAACAAGCGAGGGGCTAGGCTCTGGAGTCGATAGGTACGATATGGAGCGCATGGGACAAGAAGTAAATTATTCAGAGTACAGCATAGATGGTCTCATTGATGTTATGTCGAGACTAAAGCGCGGCACACCAGAGCATGATAAAGTTGTTCAAGCTCTAAAGAACAAAGCAAGCGGAAACAAATAGAGGTTTAATAAATGGCTAATTCAAATATTTTAGAAATTGTACAAGGACTAGCACAAGCTGCTGCTAACGGTTATGATGGCGCTCATGATGAGCGTTATGTTAGGGACGGTGAAGCAAAAAAGGTAGGCCTTAAAAGAGAAGAGGGTTGCCCTCTTATGGATAAAAGAGTTAATGATGGATTCAGTGTTAGGTTCATGGGAAATAAGCTCTGTATTCACTACCAAGCCGATATCATGCTTAAGGATATTTATGGTGGTAATTTCGAAAATGAAATGGCTAGAATGATAAATGAAGTAAAAAAGTTTTTACAGAAAGAGTATAGAGTAATTACTGGAAATTCTGTTACTCTTACCAAAGACGGCGACATATCAGTACTAGCATCTTCTGTTTCCAGAGTTCGCAGCTTCGTACAAGCCTATCAATACTATAACGTTTCTGGCCTTACAGCAGATCCAGATGCCGGCGGATCAGAAAACAGAACCGTTGATGATGCGATCAGAAGCTTTTTAGAACTGAACAATAATAACAAAAGACCACAGAACGACACTAGGAAATAATGGCTCGGTTTAAGCTTTCAAAGCAAGACATAATAAAAGAAATTATCAAATCCGGCAAAGACTCAAAGTATTTCATCAACAATTATTGTAGAATTAGTCACCCTATGAAAGGACTAATACAGTTTAAGACGTTCCCTTATCAGGACGATTTACTTGAAGATTATAACGATTTTAGATTTAATGTAATATTAAAAGCAAGGCAGCTAGGGATCTCTACGATCACTGCTGCTTATTGTGTTTC